AGCTGTCAGCAGCTCCGTTTCTTTTCAGAAAGGGAGCGCAAAATGAACAACCGAATTGACGCGATTTATGCAAGACAATCCATCGACAAGAAGGACAGCATTTCCATCGAAAGTCAGATTGAGTTTTGCAAATATGAGTTGAGGGGTGGAAGCTGCCGGGAGTATCAAGACAAGGGGTACAGTGGTAAGAATACGGACAGGCCCCAGTTTCAAATGCTGGTAGAGGACATCAAGCGCGGGCTGATTGCCAGGGTAGTTGTTTACAAGCTCGACCGCATCAGCCGTTCCATTCTGGACTTTGCAAACATGATGGCGCTGTTCCAGGAGTACAACGTGGAATTTATTTCTTCCACGGAGAAGTTCGACACGTCCACACCGATGGGCCGGGCGATGCTGAACATCTGCATTGTGTTCGCACAGTTGGAGCGAGAGACTATCCAGAAGCGGGTACAGGACGCATGGTATGCCCGGTGTCAGCGCGGTTTCAAAATGGGCGGGCGAGTGCCATACGGTTTTCGGACAGAACCGATTGTGATAGACGGTGTTCACACCAAGAAGCTGGTGATTGAGCCGGTAGAGGCGGCGTTCGTTCGGAAGATGTATGAGATGTATAACGACCCCCGCATCTCTCTCCATGACGTTACTCGCATCTTGACAGAACAGGGTGCACGTTCATACTTCGGGAAACCGTTCACCAGATGGACAATCAGCACCATCCTCCGCAATCCCATCTATGCAATGGCTGACCTGGATATTTACGAGTTTTTCAAGAGCCAGGGAACGGAGATTTACAACGATGCCGCTGACTTCGTAGGGACAAACGGCTGCTACTACTATCGCAGCAAGGGAAACACTGAAAACAAGGGGAAGTATCTGCAAGGCCAGATGTTAGTGCTGGCCCCCAGCGAGGGCTTCATCCCGTCCGAGTTGTGGCTTCAGGTACGCAAGAAAATCATAGCAAATCAGAATTACCAGCCAGCAAGAAAAGCCCGTCACTCGTGGATGGCTGGGAAAATTAAGTGCGGAAACTGCGGCTATGCTTTGATGGCGACCCACTCCTGTGGTTACATCTATTTGCGTTGTTCAAAACATGCGGAGAACAAAGTTTGTCCTGGGTGTGGCACTGTCAAAATGCAAGAATTGGAGGCGGTAGTTTACCAGCAGATGGTGAAGAAGCTGGAGGACTACAAGACGCTGACGGGCCGCAAAAAGAAAAGAGCCGCCAGCCCGAAGCTGACGGCAAAGCAGATGGAGCTGGCCCAGGTGGAAAGCGAGATTGAAAAGCTGCTGGACACGCTGACGGGCGCGACCCCGGTGCTGATCTCCTACGCCAACGCCAAGATTGAGGAATTGGACAGCCGCCGTCAGGCCCTTGCCAGCGAGATTGCCAAGCTGACCGCCGAGGCCGTGTCCCCGGAGCAGATTGACACGATTTCCAATTATCTGGATGATTGGGAGAATGTCAGCTTTGAGGACAAGCAGCAGGTGGTGGATTTGATGATTACCGTTATTCGTGCCACCAGCGAGAAGCTGCAAATTGAATGGAAAATCTGACGGCGGGCATACCATCAGACCGTTATCTTTTTATGCCCTTGTCCATTGTAGTTCCATGAAATATCCGACCTCAATGCTGTTGCGTCCGAAACGGGTAAAGTCTTTTACGATGATGCAGTTGATTCTCCCGTTCCTTACTAGATCCAGCAGTTCCTGTACAGCGGGGCGCTCAAAGTTTGTCCCGCTGTAGCCGTTGTCTACAAATTCCAGAATTTCAACAGCATTCACATCTTCCATTGAATCCACGTATTGATGCAGCACACGCTTCTGATTTTCAATGCTGAAGCTGTCAACCTTGCTGTCCTCTGCGGAAAGCCGGATGTAAAGGGCAATCACACAGGCTGCTGTACTGCTATTCATCGCTCAACACCTCTTTCAAAAGGTCAAACCCATGCTCAAATTGAAACTCAATGGAAATATCGTCGGAGCTGTTGACGGTAATGCGCTCGATCACCTGATCGACCAGCGCGGCGGTAAGTTCTGTATTTTCGGTCACTTTGGACAGCCGGTCAGCAAGCGAAGCGTATTTCGCCATCTGCGCTTCCAGCTTCTGCTGACGCTCCTGGAGCAAACGGACACGCTCTGCCGCAGCACTGATTTTCTGCGAGTAGCTCGCCTGCATTTCGATGTATTCCGCACGGGTCAGCAGCCCCGAAACAAAGCTTTCATACAAGCTGGCAAAAACCTTCCGATTTTTCGCCGTTTCCAGCTGTAAATCTGAAATTTCTTTGTCCGTCTGCGCCTTTTGCGCGGCAATTTTACGGTCAGCCTGTTTCAAATAAAAGTTCTTCCCGATCACTGTATCAGCCTTTTGACGGATAATGGTCAAAATAGCATCGAACAGTTCCGTCTCCCGCAAATATCGAATGTCGCCGGTGCAGGAATTTTTGCCCATGCGGTCGTTTGAAATGCACCGATAATAGTATCGGCCATGGCTCTGCTGCCGGTTCAGGTTTTTTCCACAGTGGCCGCAAACGACACGTCCGCGCAGAATGTTGGGAGTAAAGAGCTTTTTCGGCTTTTGGGTGTACTTTTCCGCCGTTTGGTTTCGGGTATTTTGAACCTGCGCAAATAACTCATGACTAATCAGCGCTTCATGTGTATTCGGCACAACAATCCATTCATCTGGATTCGTGAGAACCTGCTTATGTCCAACCGCCTTTGATTTCCCCTGCACCATATCGCCGGTGTAAACTTCGTCCTCCAGAATTTTTGCCACAGTCCACGATTGCCATTTGCCGCTTCCCATCAGCTTTCGATTTGTAATCAGGCCGATGCTTGCCAGATAATAGCCGGGAGTGAGAATCTTCTCCTCGTTCAGCCGTCGGACGATCTCGCTCATGGAAACGCCCTCAGCCGCCCATTGAAAAATCTTCTGGACAACAGGCGCGGTTTCTTCATTCACCAGCAGTTTATGGCAGTTCTCAGGAGCCTTTTTGTAACCGTAGGGAGGACGTGAGCCTACAAACTCGCCGTCCTTCATTGCCTGTTGCTGCTGTGCGCGCACCTTTTTGCTGATATCCGCTGCATATGCTTCGTTTATCATGTTCTTTAGCGGAACAATCAAGTGGTTACCGCTGTTGTCTGCATCCTCGCTGTCATATTGATCATTGACGGCAATAAAACGCACTTGGTGGAGTGGAAAATATTTCTCAATATAATAGCCGGTATCAATCGTATTGCGGCCCAGCCGTGAAAGGTCTTTTACGACGATGCAATTGATCTTACCGGACTCCACATCCCGCAGCATTTCCTGAAAGGCTGCACGTTCGAAGGTTCGGCCAGTAATCCCGTTGTCCGTGTAGGTCTGAACAATTTCAATGTCAGGGAACAGAGCAAGATAGGCTTCCATAATCTGCTTTTGCGTTTCCAGCGAATCGCCGCGCTTGCTGTTAAATTCGACGGATAACCGGATATAGAGCGCCGCGTGCCAAACCTTTTCAGCGGGCTTTTCCATCGGTGCAGCGGGTACAACATTTTTCCTGCTTTTCCGTGCCATGTCAGACAACCTCCTTCCGATCGCTCATTCCAACCGATACGGGCAGGGAGGGAAGCTGCTTACCGTGCTGCTCCAGCTTTTGCCGCGCCTGCGCATACTCCAATTCATAACGGTAGGTGACTTCCAGATCGTCTTTTCCTAAAACCTTGATGCTTTGAATCATGGTAATCACAGCCCGCCGGTCAAGCTCGGTCATAGTGGCAAACTGCTTGAAATGATGCGTCCAGCGCAGGCGTTCGCTGGTGTTGTCAGCCGCACGTTCCATTTTCTCACGCAACATTTGAATGGCTTCCTGTGCCTGCTCCGCACGCTGGCTATACATCTTTTTCAAGTCGCGATAATCCGATTTATCCATGAAACCGGAGAGATAGTTTTCGTAGAGGGTGGCCTTGTATTGCAGTGCTTTATCCAGTTTTACCTGATTATCCGCAATCTGTGACTTATATTCGGCAATCAGCTTTTGGTTTTCCTGCTCCTCGCTGATGCTGTCCAGCAGTGTGTCCAACGAGGCAATGTGATTGATATAGGCTTGCAGGATTGCCAGCACACACCGGATCAGGTCGTCCTCCCGAATCATCACGGGATGGAGACATCCATTTTTCTTGCCAGTGGGACAATGGTAATAGACATATTTTTTCCCATTGACGCTATTGGTTTTGCGGGTCATTCGCCCACCGCAGGAGCCACAGACCAGCAGGCCAGAGAATAAATAAACCGTTTTCCCGTCCGGGGCGGTGCGCGTGTCCAGTCCTGAAATCATCTGGACTAACTCAAAATGATGCCGTGGAATAATTGCTTCATGTGCGTTTTCGACACGAATCCATTCCTCAGCGGGCTTTTTCTGAATGTTTTTCAGCTTATGGTTATATGTTTCCTGCTTGCCTTGCAGGAGTACCCCGCAATAGGTTTCGTCCTGCAAAATCCGGATAACGGCATGGGCAGACCACTTTGCGTCCGGACTGTCCGCATAGCCGCCAGTGGGGTGGGGCAGTCCCCTGTTGATTTTATAGGCCAGCGGCGAGAGAATCCCCAGCCGGTTCAGGTCATCCGCAATCCTCTTGGCGCTGGCCCCGTCAATACGGCGGTGAAAGATATCCTGCACCACGCGAGCAGCATCTTCGTCTACTACCAGATGGTTTTTATTTTCCGTGTCTTTCCGATAACCATAAATCGGGCAGGCCCCTACATAATCACCGCTTGTCCGCTTGGAAAGCAACGCACTGCGGGTTTTGACGGAAATGTCGCGGCAATAGGTGTCGTTCAGCATATTTTTCAGATTGATGCTTAAATCATCGCCGTTGTGCTCGTTTGCGGTGTCGATACCATCGTTCACAGAGATAAAGCGAACCCCATACGCCGGGAAAATCTGCCGCAGATAGCGTCCCGTTTCGATGTACTCGCGGCCTAAACGTGAAAGGTCTTTCACGATTACGCAGTTGGTCGTTCCGGCCATGATATCGGACATCATTTCCTGAAAAGCAGGACGGTCAAAAGACGGCGTTAGATAACGATACTTCCCAAAACACAAGAAAATCAATGGGTATGGGCGACAGGCAAGCATGGTACGTACGAAACAAAAAAGCGGTGTTCTCCGCCTCGCTCTGGCTGGGAACGCCGCTTTATGCGCTGAAAGGAGCAGAAATGACAGTATTTCATGTTGCGAAGAACACAAATTACACAGTCATGTCCAACCATCATTTG